CTCCCGCAGGTAAACCAAATACGCGCTGTGGTTCCGTCCAGTTCTGGTGATTCTTGCGGCGAACCGCATTTCGGGCAGGTGTTCATCAGTATCTCCTTTGCAGGGTCTTGGTTGTTTGCGTGGTGATGTTGTAGAGCACCACGGTTCTGGAGTGTCTGGGGAGCAGCGCGTTAAACGCTTCGTTGGCTTCAGCTTCGCTGTCGAATAGCTGCTCATGGGGCTTTCCACCTTTGGTGTATGTGATCAGCCATTCTTCTGTTGTTGTTACGGTTTGGGTTTTCATTTTGATCTCCTGATTAAGGTTTTGGTTTCAGTCGTTTCGACTCGGTAAAGGCGGACGCATTTCACGGACTTGTCGGTGCGCTTTTCGTTGTAATGGTGGCAAGCGCACTGCAGATCGCTCGTCAGATATTCAGTGATGTGATCTGGCGATGCGTTCTCTTTGAATCGCAGTAGGTATTTTGTGCTTTTCATAGTGTCTATAAGTTAAATTTTGAGGGGGTGGATTCGAACCACCATTACCACTTCGGGAATCGAACCCAAAGACTCCGTCGAGCCATCACCAGATTCCCTCAAAAATGTTTGTTTGAGTTGAAGACAATTCATATTTGAATGGGCCAGTCATGTCCCAAACTGAATCATAGGATGTTTCAGCTTCTTTTTCCCATGCTTTGAGCTGTTTCGTTGCTGCAAATTCTGTGAGAAATAGATGCGTCCCATCAAGCGGGTCGAAAATTACCCACAGTTCTTTTGGTGCTTTTGATCGATATAGTTTTTTGCTCATTTGATAGTGATTCTGTATTAGAAATTAATGTGCTCAAAATTTCCGCTTGTTTCAATCATAAGATACTCAAGCTCGTCATAAACGTGGGAGATTTTTATAACATCTTTGAGCTTGTCTTTAAGCTTGCCTTGATCGGATCGATAAACAACTTCATATCTGTGTCCAACTTTCATAGAAAACGACACAAATCCCGAACCATCGCTAAAGATTTCCGCTTCAAATAAAAGGTTATTTTTGTTGCTGGTAAACCTAACATAAGGAATACCGCTATCAGTTTTTTTCCATTGTTTTTTCATCATGTTTATAGGTTAAATGTTTTTGTTAGTATGTCGTTCATATGTGTTTTGACAGGTGTGTGGTTGATTCGTTCAAAGAAATTTTCTCACTTTTTATTTGACTCAGACACCGCAATAGCTATGATGTCCAGTATGAAACTTAAAGAATGTCCTCATTGCAAAAACGAATTTAAACCAAGACGCGCCAGCCACAAGTATTGCTGTCGGAGTTGTCAGTCTTACGATCTCGCCAAAAGATTTGGAAAACAACGCGGCCTTAAACGCCGCAATGGAAAAACACTGGAATGCAAAATTTGCGGAAAATCTTTTTATGTTCCTAAATGGAGGCTGAAAATTGCCCTGTATTGCTCTCGTCGTTGCACATCTATTGCAAATCCAGAAAACACCAAAAAGGCCAGAATAACAAGTCCTCTCATGGCTCGCGCTGGAAAGTATCCTCCAAGGATATACAAATATATCAAAGTAAATGGGAAAAGAATTAGGGAGCATCGTCACGTTATGCAGCTTCATCTTGGAAGAAAGCTTGAAAGATGGGAGCATGTTCACCATATCAACGGAGACGGAATGGATAACAGGATTGAGAACTTGCAAGTTTTGAGCAATGCTGAACACCAAAGGCTGGAACTTTTAGCATTCAGCAAACGATAGTTACTTCTTTTTATTCTTCTTGCTCAAGCCCGCTTCCGAAAGAGCGATTGCTTGGGCCATTTTGCGCGAGGTGACCTTCTGACCAGAACTGCTTTTGAGTTTGCCCTTGCCATACTCGCGCATGACCTTGCTGATCTTTTTCTCTCCTTTGGATTTCTTCATATTATGCTGCTATTTCTAGTTGGTTATTGTTGGTTGCTTGCGGCGTTTCGACGCCCAAGAGTTTACAGATGTATCGGATATGGAAGCACTCTTTGCGGAAGTGATAGCCCGAACAAGTGCAGGAACATCCCGTGATGTCTCCTCTCTTATCGGTGGCGAATTCCACCAAGTAGTAGTCTTCGCGATGAGACCGACTTTGAACGAGGAATGATCCCTTATCATGCGACAGAACTTCGATGCCGCATCCTCCATAATTAGTCATTATTGGGTTCGGGGTTCTTGGGGGATTCGGCCTTGCTTGACCCGAAGCCCAGTTGTTCGGGGGTATACGCCGTGATGGGCATGGAGGAGATATAGCCCTGTTTATCACCATTGATGAAAAGGGTTGTCGCAATTCCCTGACGATGCTGTTCGGGAAGGTTGAGTTCCACCGCAATGTCGTTGGCCTTCTTGACGCACAGACGCATCAGATTTGCCGCCTGACAGAGGAACTGCTTGGCCTCCTTGTCCCTGTGGACTGGGGCCGTAATAACGGTTTCTGCGGGCTTCTGGGGCGATTGCGGGGCACTCTGGGCTGCGGGCAGACTGGAAGCGGGCACCCCAGCAGGCTGAATCTCCATGGAATCGGTCTTCTGCTTGGAGTTACCAGAAGCAATCAAGACCACCGACTTGCCCACATACTGCTGGAACTTGGATGCGATGTCGCGATTCTCTGTGAAATACACATGGACTACGCCATCCACAATCAATTCGATAACGCACAATGTGTTTTGCTTGACCCATTTCGGGGCAGATTTGACAGCGACCAGCTTGGGTCCGTTTTTCGCAAGCGTGGAGTGGTAGAGTGGTGGTGATTTAGGTTGGTTGGATTGGTATGCCATATTGGATAGAGTTTCAAATAGATCCGACAACCCAGCTTGTCAAGCGTTCAAAAAAAGCGGGGCCGAGTTTTTAGCCCGACCCCGCCCCACACACATGAAAACAGGAAGACGAATGCCTTCCAAGTGCGTAATTTATCACCTTTGTAAATCTATGCAAGCGGAAAATCATCTTGCTGCCCAACCTTTTTTAGAGTAAGTTTTCGGGATTCCATGGCTGATTATCCTCCTATTGACAGGTCATACGTTGTTTCTTATGCGGCAAATGATCGCGACTTCCCTGTAATTGGGATTAAAAGAGACCCAAGAACTGCTGGCTACAAGGTTCCAGAGGATCTCAGCCCCCACCCCGACTCCAAGCGGTATCCCAACCATGTCTTCACGGGGGCACAGCCAGCTAGTGGGGATCAGGTTGTCACCCATGTTTACGAGATCCTTCCCGCTCCCTACGTTCCCTTCACCCGCTACGATGACGATCTAGGCCCGATCCAAGGGCGGAGGCGTTCAGTCAAGAACGAGGGACAGGTTGCCCGACTTGGCCCCGACCAGAGGGTAAACTACGAGGCCCGCGAGGGTTCTGCCATTGTCTATACCGAGATTGAAGAGGCTTGGTCGATTGAAACTGATGATGATGGCAATTCTCTGTTTCCTATTCGGGATCGGGATTTTTATGATGCCTCTCGCGGCCCTGTCCAAGAACGCCGCCAACTCTTTGTCCCCACAGGCGAGGAGCAGGGAACCTTGGAAAACGTCAACGGGGTTATTACCCAAACCTCCTACGAACCCTACAACGAATATCTTTCGATCAAGGTTGTTCAGACCTATTCGGTGGACGGCCCGCAACTGGTCGGCAAGGCCACCAACAATGAGGGTCAGCTAGTCACTGTCACCACCCAACGCAAGGGGGCGCTCAACTACTCCACCCCCAACCCCACCGCCACCAAGACTGTCGAGGTTTCCCGCGAAGATGCCGAGTCCCTGATTGAGCGTGTGGTGGATGCCCCCAATGTTTTTGATGGCAAGATTCTTTCGGCGTCCAAGCCCGATGTCATTCCAGAAGCCTTCCGCGCCAGCGTCCCAGCCGAGACCACTCAAGAGACTGTAGCCCAGACTTTGGCGTCCATGCCCTCTCTGGATACTGATGATCTGGAGAAGAGCGAGCAGCGGGTTAGTGAGCACACCGTCCGCAAGACCACCACCTCGCGGGACAATGGAGAGCTTCCCGTCCTTGATGGCATCGATTACGAAGAGCAGTTCGACGTTCAGATTCCTTATAAAGAAAAGATCGTGTCTTCGATTAACGATGTAGGCGAGTCTTCCGAGGCCGACCCACTGAGTGATGAGTTTCTGTTGGTTCGCGAATACGACAAAGATGCCATTGAATCCTATCTTGAAAGTTTTCTTGAAACACACCCCACCTCCATCAACCTAGATCTTCCCAAGGTTCTTAAAAACATAACTGTCCGATGGGATGAAGATATGCAGAAAGGGACGGCAACTGGAGAAACAATTGGCGGAGGAACGCTTACAGGTAGTGTGGAACTGTCGGATGTTGAAGAAATTATAGTGTCTCAGTCTATGACTCCTGTTGTGGAAATGGAGTTTGAGGATTTGTGGGGAAGGAATCTCCCAGCAACAAACCATATTTTTTTCGTCAGAAACCCCGTCACAAGCGATAAGATTTTACAAAAACTTGGCGGAATTTCAAGATGGCCAGTATTAAAACCAACAAGCCATATCGCGAGGGGGTTGGCTGTGAAATTAGCGGCTGATGTAAAAGCAAATATAGGCATTGCCGCTAGAGCGAGCGAAGAGCAGAACGGGTACATTGGCGGAAAAAGAAAGAACATTCAACACACTAGAACGGTCACCCCGATCAGCATTGTCATCCCGCCATGTCTTCACCAAGCTTTCAAAATTCAAGAAGAAAAGGAAATGGAAGTTTGGGCAACAGTAACTGCCGCTATTCCAGCAACCAACGCTTCCCCGTCCCTCAGTGTTACCATATCGCGGCAAGAGGGAACAGTCACTGGTGCGCCAGCATTTATTGATATTGATATTCCCTCAACAAATTATCAGTCTATCCCAACTGGGACATATATGATTGATTCCAATGTTGAATTCTTCAAATACGGGTTTTCTATTGTAAGGGCCACCACCGTCAATATCGACACCTAAAAACGCTATGGCAAGTTTCGGCATTTTAGCAAACAAGGATAAGCTGGAAGCTGAAATAGCCGAGGCCAAGAAGAGTGTTACCAAGCAAAAGCGGATTGATCGCGAGCTAAACAAGGTTCAATCGGGAGGCAGGGTTTCTTCATTTTTAAAGAGAGAAGCCGAAAAGAATGAAGTTCTGTCTGCCTCATTGGGAATTGCTACCGCCAGCGGGCCACTGGCCTTCGGGCAGGCTTTGATCAAATACGAAGACGCCATCAACCGAGTCAATGTTTCCGACGAACTAAAGACAGAAAATGTGCCAACACCCACAATCCCCGAAGAGGACACGCTGCCCGCTGGGGAAAACGTGGGAGACCTTCTTTATTGGGACAGCGAAGCGTGGGTCATCCTCCCGCCCCCATCAGGCACTGACACAAAAGTTCTGGCCTCAAATGGCGGTGTTCCATACTGGTTGGGAACAGAAGAATGTGAATAATGGCCACGGTAAAGCTCCAAAATGGCAATGTTGTAACTAAAGGTGGCAAGATAAGCTGCTCTTGTTGCGAAGTGGTTCCGATAGAGGTGCCGCTATTCATTGATAGAATCGGTTTGAATGTAAGGGATTGTGTTTGGGACGAGTGTGGATTCCAAGATCCAGAAAGAGAAAAGTGCGACAAAACCTATTATGCGACAGAAACAACCGTTAGGGTTTTCAATGTTGGCACCGATCCGTCTGGAGATGTGGAAACTGTAACAAAAACAGCATCTAGAGATGAGCTTGGGGTTTGCAACACAACCACAGATGTTGATTGCCAGATTAACGAATACGAAGGAAGGCTTCCGTTCGGCCCAAGCTGTGCTGGACTATACACATCCACCACAACCTTCACAAACCCGCTTACAGTTAATCCAGTTCAAGCACCTTACTACGACGAAGAGCTTGGAGGATTTGTTGGATACGGGCCTTGCGAAGAAGCGTCAGAAGAATATCCCCCATACAGATATCAGGGTCCAAACTTTACATATTGGCAAGATCCCTGTTTCACACAGCCCTACCCGACTCACAACAGTGATGGAACATTTAGCGAGGAAGACTATCCACCAAGATGGAGCTTTGGGACTACGGCGGTCAATTTTGATTTAACATCAAACCTTTGCTATTTTGGATTCAATCAAACCTCTAGGAAGACCAATATTCAATACAGGCTTCGCCACCACCCCACCAGCACCTGTTATCTAAAAGTTTGGTTAAGAGTTTCAACACAGGCGCAAGAACTTGTGGGGGCAAATCCAGCAGCTGGAGACCCCGATTGCTGCAAGGTTTTGGTTTCCAGCGGAGCCCCCGTTAGAGAGATAATAATCTATGAATGGGAGGCCAGTGAGGAGGAGTGCGTTCAAGGCGAATCATGCGATAATTTTATCTATAGCCCAAACTACGAGTTGATAGCTGGAATGAATGAAGTTAAAACTGTTTCTGTATACAAATACAGTGCCATTAGAGGATATGAGCCACCAGACCCAAGCTAGAATCACAGAAGCATCTCCATTTTTAGAGGCTCCTCTTATAGTTGTGGAACAGAGGAGGGAGTCGTGCGACTGTGACTGTGAGGTTGATTTTTCTGATCCCTGCGCTTCATGTCCCCAAGGAAAATGGGGGAAATTTTACTGCTACGAAAGAACAGAGTCTCCCGCCATCGAAGAAGATCCGCTTAACGCGAAACAGCCAACACTAACCGCGATGGCTCAGTCTGCGGCGAGCGCGGCTATAAATTGGACGCGAGGGAAGTTCAAACTAACAGACCCCAACATCTTAAGCATGAGATACAGAGCTTGTCGTTCTTGCGAATTTTGGGACGCAAAAGCTATTGGAGCGACTGGCCGCTGCATGAAATGTGGATGCTCGACTTGGGCCAAGCTCCGTATGGCTACCGAAAAGTGCCCTATTGGGAAGTGGTAACTTTCGGCCTGACGAAGCTCAGAATCCTTGCAGGACCGCCGTCCTTCTTGATCCTCTTCTTCTCGCAGTCGAACTTCCCTTCACGAATCATGTTGTAGATACGAGAGTTGGATAGTCCAGTGACGCTCATTACCTGATCCACAGACCTCCATCCTTCGGCGTTCATCGCCTCAATGGTGGTTTGGGTGTTGTTGTTTGTAAAAGACTCCCAGAGGCTGTCCCATGACGGGACTACAATTTTAGGAGCGGAGCCTTTTGTTCTACCAGTTTTGCTATGTGTTGTTTCCATGAGAATGTGCCCTTGTCTACGGTGAAAGTGATGAAGCCGAAGTCCACCTTGCCAGAGCAACGTCTGGCTCCGAACTTACTACCCGCCCCCTGCAATGCTGGGGTGGTCATGGCAATCCAGTCTGGCCCTCCCGCGAAGTTGTGGTAGTGGACATGGCTGCGAATAAGGACATCGGCCTTGGTCTGCTCGCCCTCTGCTGCGAGGATGGCGTTCCATAGGCGATCCTTGGCCACTCCTGTATGCCGCCCGTGGGGCAATGACGAGCTTCCTGCTGGGTGGTGTTTGAGATCAAAGACGATTCCTTCGACTTCCACCCACGCATGGTCGGTGACTGTTGCCCCAACCCGTTCAGCGATGATGTTCTCCCAATCTTCCCCATCACTGGAACTCACATGGTACGGGGTTCCCCTAGTGATAACGATCTTGCAATTCTTGGTCTTGGGAACCATGCGGATGATCTTGGTAGCCATATCGGCTTGATCTTCCATGTCGGGAGCCAAAAGCTCCGTAGCTCCACTTTTCTTGCCCTTGCCATCCACCAGATCCCCGTTGACGAAAACGATGTCGTAGGGGCCGTTACGCGCAATCTCGCGGGCATACCATGTCCAGTGGGCTTTGTTGATTTGCGCCCAAAGCGGGATCTCCCCGCTCTCGTCTTTTTCGGGCAACCAGCCCGTAGGGGTAAGCCCGACACGATGGCCGCAGTGGAAGTCCGAAAGGACGGCTATTTTTTTGCTCATAGAGATGTTGCTTGGTTACAGAGATCCAAACACCGCGCATACCCGCAGATGTCCGCGACTGAGTCACGATGGCGGGGCGAGTTGGTGAGGCGGGAGAGTTTGACGGCGATCATGCACATGGCGATTTGTTGCGGAGTCACATTCACCCCAAGGATGGCTCCCCACATTTTGGCCTGTTTGGTAAAGTCTTCAATCGGGCTTCCGTAGTCGGTTTGGCGATCATAGGAAGTAAGACGCTTGGCGATGTCGCACACATCTTCTTTCTCCAACTTAACCATAGATGGGTAAAGACGCAAGGGTTTTTCCAGCCATTGGGCCACGGCGACCTCCGCTCTGGCTCCCTTGGACTTCTCCCACTTCGGAAGGAGAACCAACTCGTCGCACTCAAAGACGGCGTCGATATCGCGTCTTGCCGCTTCCTCAATAAACTTGTCGTCCATCTGGGAATTGTGGGGATCTAGCCCAAGAACCTGATCCATCCTTGCGGGGTTGATTACTTTGTGTCCCGCTTTTAGCAAAGTCTCTTCGGCCTCAAAGAAGGCGGGGTGGTTCAGTTTTGGGTAGCCCCTCATGGGGCCACAGATGTATACTGTAGTCATAGAATGTGTGGTGGTGTGGTTAGTGGATCTGGATGCCGTAGTCGGCAATCAGGTCATACAGAATTTTCCTAACTTCTTCAACAGTTGTGCTATCCCAATCGGGATGAGAATTATGGCGAAGATGGCTGCGAAGCTCATTGTCAAAAAGACTAAGAACAGAATAAACACAGCCTGCTTTGCAAGCTCTTTCAAACTCATCTTGCTCTTCTGGAAGGGTGAAGGATAGAGATCCATTGGCCATTATATTAACTGTCTTTTAAGATTTTTTCAAGATCCCCGTCATCCAGATCGTCGTCCTCGTCCTCATCTTGTCCATAGAGGATGTCATGGATGTTGGAGACAATGCCTTCAATAGCGTAGTCATTGCCGAACTTGAGAAAAGCGTTCTTGGTTTCGGGGCCGTCTTGGAAGGTGGCGACGATAAAGCCCGAATCAAAATATTCCACAAGCTCCTTGGCCAGTTTGTCCAATACCTCTTGGAGTCTCTTGTCGTGAGAGGCCATTGGTTCAGACTTGTTGTTCCCGACAATCTTTGCATATACGAATAACTCCGACATGCGAGATTGTCATTCGTTCAATGTTTTTTGAGCCACAGGCATAGCACTCTTGGCTTTCGGGCTTGCGGTAGATCTTTTTCTTTCGGAGTTTGGGCTGGTCTTTCATCGCGCTGTTGACGGGTTGATCCTGACGTAATTCCTTACCAATGAAGACCTTCTGGTCTTGAGCCACACGCCGTCCCCAGATGTTGAATCTCTGGTTCCGCGACCATTAGTATTGCCTTCCACGGCTTGAAAACTTTTATCACCAACCTTGGTAATAATCCCGATATGGGAAAAGTCAAAGATAACAATGTCCCCAACTTGGGGCTTGGCCTTGGCAGACAAGACCTTGGTAGTAGCGGGACGCCCCTTGGCCCAATCGATGTACCCAAACGCCGCTGCGGTCTTGGGCCTCCACTTGTCAGGAGTCATCACCTTTAGCCCCAGCCACTCGGCATTCTCCTTGTCCTTGAGCCACTCTTGAATTACCCAACCCGTAAACGCCGCACACCATGGCCATGAAGCTGGCTTCAGACTGGTTGCCGATTGGTACTTGCGGATCTTGGCCCCGTTGTTGTTGCCGCCAGACTCCTTCACCCCGACTTGGGATAGGGCAATCTTGGCCAGATTCTCAAGAGCCTTGGGCGTCTTCTGCTTGGGAGCGGGCTTGGATTCTTTCGGCGCTTCGGGCTTGGAGTTCTCCTCTAATGCGGAGGGCAAGCTCGGTGAGGACGGCGCTGGGCCAGTATCGGAGCTTTTGGAGCCAAAGAGTTTCTGGATTAATTTCCACATGGGGCTTACTCACCCATTAATTCTACCACTTGCAAACACGCCTGCCAATGTCCCAGTTCCTAGAAATCCGCTCCACCTCGGACTCCGATGGTGACGGAAGTCTTTCCATCATCGCCCCGCTTCCCTTTGACCCAGAATCGGATGGAACTGAGTAAACGGAAAAGGAAACTTCTGCGATCTTCTTCGCGCTTTTTGGTAAATATGGCTTTGAGGGTTTCATCTTTGATTGGTTTCACTTGCGCTTGCGTTTGGTTGCGGGCTTCTTGACCTCAATAGCCCTGCGGACTTCGGTGTAGGTGATCGGCCCAGCAACCCCGTCCACATCGGTATTGACCAAGGCTTGGATCTTCTTGACGCCCTTGGCGTTGATCTCGTTGGTGACGTAGTTGACGATGGACACAAGAAGGGCAACAAGGAAGCCTGTGAGGCTGACCTGATCGACAGACTCGGCCAGCTTGGGATCAACCATAGCGAGGCGAGAGACAACTGTCGCAACCACCATGGCAATAAGCGGGGTGAGGAACCCCCCCAACTTACTGACCAGAAATGCTAAAACTTTATCTTTCATTTGGTATTAGCCCTCAATTTTGGTCCGCTGAACCGCCGATTCCACCGTGAAGCGAATCAGGGACTCAGAGGCATCGATCCCGTTACGGATGGCGGCAGAGGTCAGCTTTTTGACAGCGGCTTCTCGCTTTTGCGAGCCAGTCTTGCTGGTGTCGGCCAACTCGCGGACGATATCCAGAGCAAGGGGGAGGAGGGACGCTGCTGCGTCAGCAAAAAGCTCGCGGAGGATGGGCGCGTAGAAGGTCCAGATTTTGGAAGGAATACCCAGAAGGGTGGCAAGGAATGATTTCATGGTTTAAGGCTATATCAGAATCCTTTGGATTTCAAGTAATCTTCGATTCTTTTTGTCCGCTCGTCAATGCGGGCTAGGGTTTCATTGCGCTGGACGGCCTCTCTTTGGATAAGCTCAATTCGGGCATCCTGCTTGGCGTCATTGCTTTGGATCGACCTCATCTGCTCTGGTAAGACCACCCACCCATTGAGGGCGGAAAACATCGTAACCATTAAAGCTACTCCAGCGATCAACTCGCTCATAGTTAACTTTACCCCTCGTTCGTTGCGGACTGGTTGGATACTCATAACGGCTTATTGGATTTTACTATGCTTCGGAATTTATGAAAATGCTAAACATTGGTGCCAGTGACTGTAGGGGCAGGCTCGACTCCAAGAAGAGAACCCCAACCCACAACAAGGTCGGGCGTTTCGTAAACCACAAGCTCTAATTGCCCATAAAAGCTTTGAATGTTCCACAATTCACCCATGTTAAATATCGAATTTGTGTCAGTTGTTCCTCCAACAATAGTATATCGCGGCTTCCCCTCTGACTCCCCATCTAGCAAATACGTTCCATTAGCCTCCGCACTCCCAGCACCGCTAACAATCATGGCATTGAATCCTTCTGGCTCTGGAGGAGTAAGTAGACTAGTAATGATGGAAGCCACTTGATAGCGCCAAGGCCAGTCAATATAGGTGGCTAGGTTTGCGGGGTTGGCGGTGTCTCCGCGATAGGCAGCAGCTATGCGTCCCAACGCTTGTTTCTCGCTCCAGTCGATAGTGCCAAGGCT